CTACTGGAAAGGCAGCAGCACCACCTCGGGGTACAGCCGAATCAAAGCATCCAACCTGTTGTACGGCACGAGGGCTGCTGGCGCTACAGGCGACCCCGAAACACAGGACGACATTTTTAGTTGCCCCACTCGTGTCAGTGAGGTTGACACAGGTTTCAGCTCTGTCCATAGCCTGACCAACAACGCACAATTTGGCTGCTACGCCCCAATCGCCAACGGCACCGGCTACCGAGTCAACTGGCGCATCGTTGCGTTCCCTCGCGTTGATGGTGTCGTTGATGACCCCGGCAACACATTGCTGCTGGAACGAGTCAAGATCACGGGCGACAACAACGGTTTAGACAATGCCGTCAAAATCCGTGAGTCAGGGATGCCCGGCACAGGGCGAAACTACAGCCGCAGGATGGGTGTTACCTCCCACAACGGCACCACCGTTTCCGATTCTGTCGGTTATCAAGAGCGGTCAGTTTCGATTGGCGACACAATCCAATTCACGATTTCAGAAGCGCAACTGTCTGACACGCTGTATGCAGACGGCAACGTCAAGATTGACGACATCAATAGTGCGCTGAACGAAGAGCGAATTGCCGCCGACAACGCTCTGCAGGTTGGCGAATTGTTCATGATTGGGCGCACATTGTGGCAAGTAACAGCTCGCTCAATCGCTATCTGGCGTTCAGAAGATAGAAGACCACAAATTGTCACCCTGAAATGTATCGACATCTTGGGGCGTAATTTAATTGGCGTGGTATCAAACGCAGTGTTGGCACGCAACTATCTAACTGACACCGAAAGCGGCCCCTACTTTATTGGCCCCAGTTTTTACCCGCTGTTGCGTTGTGACATTGCCAGCGTTCGCAATACAAGAGCCTGCGATGTAACCGAGATCGGCATCCGCAGTCAAGTATTCCAACGCCTGAACGGCATCTGCAACTTCCAGTCCCTACCTTCGCCGACCGAGCTATTTGAGTCTGAGTTAAACCGCATCAACCTACAAAGCGGCAGCATCAATAAGTACATTCGGCGTTCGTCATCCTTTACGATGTTTGTCCGTCCGGCTGGTGTTGATGCCAACGGCAATGCCTTTGCATGGACCGATCTCAATGTGCGTTTTGTAGTTGTCGGCAACGAACCCGTCGATCAATACAACTATATCCGCTTCAAGCATCCAACAACCCAACAGTTTGAGTTCAAGTTCATCCCCAAAAATGGGGCGGATATGCGGAACTCAAGCAACACAGCTGAGTTTTGGCTACTCAACGCCACTTCAACAGGCTCGCTGCTGAGCAGCAATCTAGATACGCGTTACGGACGCTTTACCGTAACTGCCTCAGCTATCAGAGTATTCAAGACCGACTTACAGCAGAACATTGAGTTGCTGAATAAACCGTCTCCCGGAGCAATCGGAACCAGCCTTCCAACCTATCCGAGTGCCGTTGAAGTTTTTAAGTTCTTCCCGGAAGAGGAAGCTGGCGCCACTTACCCAAGCAGCCTAAGTTTCGTCTCGATTTTCTCCCTGCCCGGTACGGTCACTGATGGCCGCATGGCGTCATTTGCATGGCAGATATTTGGCAATCCGTCCTCCTCTCCCATTTCAGCTGGTGGTACGGCTACGGCGACAGCGGAGGAGGTTATTGGTGCGCGGACCATCATTGTTCGCTACACAGCAACTAAAACTGCGCGAATAGGACATTATAGCGGTCAAGCATTTACGTGGGACATAACCAGATACGAGGTTGTTTCATCTACTGGTTCTTGGACCCTCAACGAACAAATCACAATCACGCGAGCCATCAGTCCTGGCAACCCATACATCAACGCACCTGGTGGACCGATTGCATCTAGCAGCATCGTCCTTCGAATCGCAGGCATCAGAACAGTTACCGAAGTTCAAGGGCGTGCGCAAGGTTTTTACGAAGAACTGTTTGGCCCAGCTCGCAATTTTGCCGTGGGCACCGGCACCAGTGCAGCCATTAACTTTACGGATGGCACAAAAACAATCCAATTAACACTGCAATCAACGACATATTCCAACCCAAGCCATTGGTCTGGTGTCACTGTTTTATGGAATGACCCGACCATAACGGTTGTCCAAACAGCACCAACATCTCAAAATTTGTGGAGAATTGATGACCGCTTTAATGTTTATTCCACTATCAGTAACAGCAATCCATTCCGCACACCGGGTACATCAGTTGGCGCTCAATTTCGCGTTACCGCGATTGCTCAAACCAGACTACCCACTGGACTAATCAGTGCTGAACGTGCGTTTGAAGGCTCCAGTCAATTTGCTGACGTAAGTTTTTACGGCAATCTCATTGAAAAATCAAACAACAGTTCATCCGAACACGCGGTGGTTTATGTCAACGAAATGGTGGCCAACACTGTCATGCCGACATACGACCAAACCACAGTTGCTGGTCTGTCCCTCAAAGCAAGCCGAAATTTTGCCTCACTGGATCAAATCCGCGTCTGGCTTGCCAACGGTTGTCCCGTAAAGCGTTTCCACCCTGACGACAACAACAGCATCGGTCCCAGCAATTTGTATTGCGATCTGATCTTCCATTTACTGACCGATCAAACGGCAGGCGTGGGACGGGTGCTAAACATGACGCCAGATAACCCAAGCCTGATTAACACGACCACGTTTGTAACAACAGCTCGTTTCCTGAAAGCCAACAGACTATTTTTCAATGGAGCTATCGTTGCTCCAACAAACCTTCGTCAATACATTGCAGACACGGCCCCGTATTTCCTCTGCAATTTCATCATTGCTGACGGCAAATTCGGCTTGCTTCCAGCGGTGCCAACTACCTCAGCAGGAGCAATCAGCACCAGTCCAGTAGTCATCAAAGCCCTGTTTACCTCAGGCAACATCCTTGAGGATTCCTTTGAGTTGGAATATTTGCCATCAGAGGAACGCAAAGACTTCCAAGCCATCCTGCGGTATCGCCAAGAAACAAGAAACCAATTACCAGAAGAACGCACCTTGGGTGTGCGCTGGGCTGACTCCGCTGACTACGTGCCTGTTGAATCATTCGACCTGACCAGCTATTGCACCAGCCGCGATCACGCCAAGTTGGTGGGCAAATTCTTCCTGTCTATCCGCAAGCGTGTGACCCACTCGGTCCGCCTAAAAACAACGCCCTACGGCATGGATTTGGCACCAGGAGACTTCATCAAAATTGTGACCGAGGCCAGCCCATACAGCGCAGCACGCAACGGCACTATTGACGCGGACGGCTTTATTACCAGTGCCAGCACCATTGCCAACGGCAACTACAACATCACGTATTACAAGACCGGCACCGATGATGTGCTGGATGGAACGATGAGCGTGGCAAACGGGAGAGTCACCCAAACTTCATTATGGAGCAGCGTTTTTACGATCCGCGAAACCACAACATCCCAAAACGTCTACATGGTGGAGCAACTGACTTTGGATGGGGAGGGATCAGTGCAAATCACGGCTTCGGAGTATCCCTGCGACAGCAGCCTCTCTAGTCTGATAGCACAGGATCTGGTCACCGACAGCCGCTACACCTTTGAGAACTGATGGCCTTCCCCACGCTGATACCGACCGGACGCAATTTCAATCCGGGTGACTATCCGATCAAGACGTTTCGATCCCAGTCAGGTTCGGAAACGCGCATTCTGTACGGCAGTCAGCGCACCAACATGTCGCTGGAACTCAACTACGACAACATTACTGACACCAACGCCGGCTTATTTCTGACGCATTTTGACGAGGTGCAAGGCACATTCCAGACCTTCACCGTGCCTTCCAATGTCCGTTCCGGTTGGAGTGGCAGCAGCACTGCGCTTGACGTGACTGGCGCAAATGCGTGGCGTTATGCCGAAGCGCCGCAGGTTACTGCCATCCGTCCGGGTGTTAGCAGTGTGCGGGTCAAGCTGATTGGAGTTCTCTAAACTGTAACCATGGCTAAAATTTTTACCGGACGCGACGGACGCCTGCTACTTGGCTCCGACACCTTGGTCAAAGTGACCAGTTGGACGCTCCAAGCTGACTTGGAGACACTGGAATCAACCACGCTTGGTGACGCGCAACGCAGTTACGTGCCCGGCGTGCAAAGTTTCAGCGGCAGCGCCAGTCTTCTGTACTACGTTGACACCGATAATACCAACGATGCCAGTACACTGCTTCGCAAATTGGTCAAAACATCCGGTGTTTCCAGCAGCGACACGGTGACCTTGACCTTGCGCCTGGTTGGTGACCTAAGCAATAGTGACGTAACATTGACCGCGTATATCACCAGCGCCTCGATTGGTACATCCGTGGGCGAAATTGTGTCCGCGCAAATCAGCTTCCAAGGCACTGGCGCGTTGACCGCCGCGACTTTGTAATGAGCGTCTACCTCGGCAGTTACGGTCTGGTGGAGTTGCGGCGTAGCTCGGAGCTTGCCGAAAAGACTTCCATTGTTAATCCGGGCGACGTTAATACCAGCCGCCGCCGGTTCAGCTTTGATTTTGATACCGGATTTCTACATAGCGGCGATCAAATTGAGATCCGTAGCACCAACGGCGCCAACCTCGCATTTGTTGCTGCAAGCGGCTGGGTTGTTAATGCTGTTCAGAGTGCCGGCAGCTGGTATATCCACGTTGATGAACTGGGCGGTATCCGTCTGTACGACACATTTGACAAAGCGATTGATGGTCAACAAAACCAAGCGATTGTGCTGATTTCGATTGCGGTTGATATTCCGATTGCTGTTCGTATCGTCAATCTTGTGCCTCGCATTTTGGCGCAATGCACTTACTTCGAACTGAATACAACCCGCGAAGCCGTTGATACCACTGCATTGGGCGACGAATTTCGCTCGCAGTATTCCAGCCTGATTAGCGGCAGCGGTAATTTTCGGGCGTACTGGGATTACTTGCCCACCTACGCAAAGGAAACAACCGCCGAATCAGCAAATTACCTGCTCCAGTTAGCTGTTCGTACAGAAGTGGGATCTAAGTTTGGCGCCAAATTTTATCTAAAAGTCGGCAACGAAGACGGTAGTAAAACGACATTTGATGACGAAATTTGGTACGAAATTGATGGTGTTATTATACAGGCTGGAGTTAATTTTTCTGTTGAAGATGCCGTTCAGATTAGCGCAGATTTTGTAACAACCGGCCCCATCCGTCTGTTGGCACGTACCACGCCATCCGACAAGGTGCTCCAAGAGAACGCCGGTGATATTCGTTTGGAGCAAGATTCGTCAGCTTCGCTGTTGCAAGAAGACATTGCGTGAGCCGGCTAAGCTAGGTGGTAACAGTGACCTGTCGGCTTAGGCGCGATGGCTGACCTTCGGATTAGCGAACTAACAGCCCTAGCGGGTGCGAACCTAGCCGCCGGCGACCTTCTGCCGATTGTTGATGTCTCCGCAAGTGAGACCAAAAAAATCACGGTGACCGACTTGGTGGGTAATGCCACCACGCTGATTGCCGACGCCACCATCCCCAGCGCCAAAGTGCTGTTTGGGTCTGGCTCGATTGTCGCCGCCTCACTGGCAACCGACGCGGTTACGACCGTCAAGATCCAGAACGACGCGGTAACCGCCGCAAAACTGGCGGACGAATCAACCGTTGACCTCGTTACCAGCCTTCCAGCTAGCGGCGCCTTCATCGGTCAAATCGCAATCGACACCGATGACGGCAACCTTGCCTATGTCTGGAACGGCAGTTCATGGGTGAGCTTCAAAGCTGCTGGCTCTGTTGGCGCAGTTGTCGGCAGCACGGCTGGCACCATCAACATCGTTGTTACCACCAGCGGCAGTGATGTAACGATCAGCGCCACGCTTGATAACACTGCTAGCGCCGCTCAATTTTTGGCCGGTCCAACCGCAGCAGCTGGCGCCGTTACCTACCGCACCATCGCAAGCGGTGACCTGCCAACTGCCGCTTCTGGCGCTCAAGGTGCGGTCAGCGTCAACGGCGAGGGTCTGCGTGTTGATGGCACGCAACTTGAGATCGACAATGACATTGCCGCTAGCGGTGGTACCCACAGCGTTGTCACCTACAGCAGCAAAGGTCTAGTAACAGCAGGTCGCGCAATCACCGCCGCCGATCTTCCTGCCGCCACTTCTGGCACCAAAGGCGCTGTTGTCCCTGGCACAGGTCTTGCCGTAGATGGTGTCGGCACCATTAACCACAGCAATACCGCAACCGCTGGCACCTACACCAAGGTGACCATTGATAGCCAAGGGCACGTCAGCACCGGCACGACGCTTACTGACGCCGACATTCCCAATCACTCAGCAACGCTACTGACCACGGGCACGCTGGACGCTGCACGGATCGGGAACAGTGCCATCACGGGCGCCAAACTCGCCAACTATGCCGTCTCGAAATTCGGTGAAACCCAGCCCGTAGCTGACCACATTGGTCAATTCTTCTTCAATCCCCTCAACCGCGAGCTGTATCTTTGGGACGGCAACGTCTTCCAGCCTGTCGGCATCAGTGCCGGTGAAATCGTCTTAGCTGGCACTTATAACGCCAATACCAACCTGCTGGATTCGGTTACCGCTGACGGTACTGCCGCTGGTTTTGTGACTGGCTCGGCGCTTCCCGCCGCTGCTGCCGCCAACAACCGCTACTACGTGGTAGTCAGCACCGCTGGTACAGGCACAAGCCCAGCACCGACCGTATCACTGGCGCCACCTGACCTGCTGCTGAGCAACGGATCCAGCTACATCAAGTTGGACGTGTCGGACACGATCACTGCAGTGGTCGCTTTGAACGTTGGCTTTACGCCATACGGCAGCATTGCATCCACCAACGTTCAAGCAGCAATTCAGGAGCTGGACGACGAAAAGCTGGCCAAGGCAGGTGGCACGGTTACAGGCCAGATCTTGATTGGCACCGCCGGCAGCTTGGTGTTTGAGGGCGCAACTGACAACGCTTATGAGACGACGCTGGCGGTCACTGATCCCACGGCAGATCGAACCGCAACTTTCCCGGACCAGAGCGGAACGGTTCTATTGTCGGGCAACGCCAGCATCGTCAACGCCGATGTTTCAGCCGGCGCTGCAATCGCCTATAGCAAATTATCGCTTGGCGGCAGCATCGTCAATGCGGATATTGCCTCAGGTGCTGCAATTGCCGACACCAAGCTCGACACGATTAGCACTGCCGGCAAGGTCAGCAATAGTGCCACTACAGCAACCAGTTCCAACACGGCTAGCGCGATTGTGGCGCGTGACGGCAGCGGCAACTTCACTGCTGGAACGGTTACTGCAGCCCTTACTGGTAATGCCAGCACCGCGACTGCACTGCAGACAGCCCGCAACATCCAAGGCGTCAGCTTCGACGGCACCGCCAACATCACGGTGGTCACGGCTGGCTCGGGCATCTCGGTCACCGGCACCGCAGTCGCCAACACCGGCGTTCTTAGCGTCAACGGCAGCACTGGCGCCATCACAAATGTGGCGGTCACCAACACCGCTCAGAGTTTTACCGCCCAACAACGTGGAACAATTTCTGCGTTGACCGATGGCGCCACAATCACCCCAGATTTCAGTTTGGCAAATAATTTTTCGGTCACGCTCGGGGGGTCGAGAACACTTGCCAACCCGACCAACCTGACCGCTGGTGCTAGCGGTGCAATCTTTATTTCGCAGGACGGAACGGGTTCGCGAACACTTGCCTTTGGCAGTAATTTTGACTTTTCTGGTGGCACCGCACCTACATTGACCACTACTGCCTCAGCCGTTGATGTTCTGGTCTACACAGTAAGAAGCAGCACGAGCATCGCAGCTACTCTGATCACCAACATCAGCTAAATCATGGGAGTTCCCGGAAACGCAAACGCCTTGCTGCTTCGTTCGGCTGCTGCACCTGCCGCGTATCAAATCAGCAGGAGCTTGCGGTTTAACTCAGCGGATTCGGCATCACTTAGTAGAACTGTCACCACTGCCGGAAATAGGCGCACTTGGACACTTTCATGGTGGG